TGTCAAGTCAGACGAACTCCGGCCGCCGGATAAAATCACCTTGAGCGAGTTGCGTACTTTCCTCTCTTCAGCGATGCATCACAATGTTGCCCTGGGGGAGATGTGTTATGACATGAATACTCGACTTAAAGATTCGACGGCCACTTGGTCGACGCTTGGCAGATCCACTTTCAATCGAGAATGGCACGAAATTATGGCGAAGTTAACTCATCCCCATTTTTTCGGCGCTGATCTATCCAATCAAGATGCCTCGATGTTTCAAGAAGCTATGTTAGAACAGGCGGAGATACGATTCGAGATGTATGCCAGAGAGGAGCAAACAGACCTCAACTGGCGTCGCTTGTCAAATCTCTACGTTCAGATTGTTTTCTCACTCGTTGTCTTAGCTCAAGGCGAAGTCGTTGAAAAAGATACCGGTAATCCTTCCGGTTCTGGCAACACGATTACGGATAACACTATGATCCTCTTCCGTTGCCTCGCCTACTCCTGGCTCGTTCTTTGGCAGGAGAAGTATACAACGTTTGATCGATTTTCTTTTCAGGACGAATTTCGCTACTCTTGTTTCATGGCTAACGTCAAAGGCAACATTATCGGAGATGACACTTTGCTCAACATGTCGGATCATGCACTTTCCGTGTATCATATCAAAGCAATTGTTCGTGTTATGTGGACTATGTTCATAGTCATGAAACCCGAAAATGAAGAGCCGCTCTCCGATTTTCAATCACTCAGTTTTTGCTCACACACCACACGCACGTACTTCGGTACGTTCATTCCGGTGATGGAATTCTCCCGGGGTGTTGCGTCTTTGGGGTGGAAAGGAGCAAGCCTGCTCCACCAAGAGGGGCAGGATGTGGCGGGTCACGACGTCCATTACACTCTTCAACGCGCACTTGACATAAGGCGCGAAGGTTTCTGGAACGATCAACTGTTTGAGCTCTCCGACTCTTTTGTTCGTTGGATCCTGAACACCCATTCCGTTTTGCTATCTAAGCCCGCGGCCAGCGGCCCCATTGCCGGGAAATCGCTTGAGAAGATTCTTGCATCCTATCTGTCACAGACAGCACTGATCTATCTCTATACCGGCAAAGAAGCTGTTGAGAAGCAAACTGGGCAGGCTGGAGGCCTACAGCCTGAAAAGAGATGCGTGATTGAAGCCATACCAGTGACTTCGTCCGACCTCTTTATGCCACCAAAATCATCCAAGAAGTTCTCGCAGCGCTTCCACGACGCTGTGATTGAGCCTCTTGAAGCCGGCCTTGATAAAGTAACACGGGTACCTGCTCGTGCACTCAGTCAAGCAACTGGAACCCATTTCGACCCGCTCGGAACCGCGTTTCACAAACACGTATTCACGGAAATGAGCTCGCAGTCGAAAAAGAAAGGCTCTACCAAAGCGAAGCGGAAACGCAATCGCAGGAGAGCAAGCGCCAAGGCAGCTGTCCCCGCAGTAGTCGTAACCCAGCAGCAGTCCAAGCGGCGCGCTTCTTCGAAAGGAAAAATGCCAAGACGGCAATTCAAGAAAGGTGGGCATGCGCCTCGGAGTCGGCCTACCGTTGCTGGGCTTGGAGTCCGTTCGGCTCGCCCTCGCAATTTGTACATGCATACAGAGGCTGGCTTGACCATGAAGGGCGGAATTATCTCGGGCGTTACAGAGATTACCCCTGATTTGCAAGTCGATTTCTCAGTAGCCAAAGCTGGCTATGTGCTTGCAGTTTTGCCCCTCAATGCACTTGCTATAGCGCCTGGCACCCGTCTCTCTGATTTTGCCGCGCTATTTGACCTCTTTTGTTTTCTTGAGGCTCAATTAATTTTGGAGCCCGATGTGCCGTACACGGATTCGTTGATGATTGGCGGCGGTTTTGAGTCTGACTCGACCGATGCCTTGCCGGCAGTGGGCGGCAACATCAACATCAAAAAATACATGGATCACTATAATTTTCATGCTGAATCGCTCCTCAAATCTTCGCGTGCGGGTGCTCGCTTTCCGCGAAATGCCAAATCCGTGGCACGGAGCGGTGGTGGTCCGCGCGGTGGCATGTTCTACAATCGTGTCCCTGGGACAGCCACCGACATCACGACCGTTCAGCAAGGCTGGCTCGTCATTTTTGTGCACACTGTCGACCAAGGTACGCTGTCCGGTGGAGCCATGTCCCTTGGCCCCTTGTTGCTCAAATGGAAGATCAAATTGCGTGAAGCGTCGGAGCGGCAACAATATGAGGGGCAAGAAGACCTTCACGAGATCACGCAGACTGGCACTGGTGCAGCTACCTTAAATCCATTCAGCTGGACTTCCGCTCGCGAACTTCAGAGCACGCTGGACCCGTCTTCCACGCTCGAGATTGAAACTGAATGGAGTGGTGGTTCTGCTCTGCGTTTTTTTCTTCCTGCTGGCATTTTTGAAGTCAGGCTGAATGTTGGGTTCACCACCCTCGGGGCATCAGGTCAAGAGTGGGATGCATCTTGCAATGCGGGCTATGGCAAAGTACTTAATAGTGACACTGGTCTCGTGAACAGCTCGATCGCCTCAGGGACGACTCTCATTGCTTGGGCTCGAATCTCAGTCACTAATCCCACTTTTGCGACAGCGCCGTTTTTGACTATGAATAATCCCGTTTCTTCAACGACAGGCTATCAGCTGGCTTATGCCAGCTGTCGCATATCGCCTATCCCTGGCGGCGCCACGACTTTTGTGCATTCAGACCTGCGCTTGCGAGGCGCAGCTTGGCTCGCTTGTCGACCAGCGGACAAAGTTGCGGCTATGGTCCGGGAGCAGTTGCGTCTGCTTGGCCACGAAGCCAAAGAAGAGAAGAAAGATGTCTCCGAGTGGAAGTACTATCTCGTTCGGCGCAATGCAGAGCGCAAAGAACAGAAGGCTGCGCGCTTTGCTCTGCGCACTTGGGAGACTGACCCCGAGGAGGATACTGCCTCGGAACCAGAGTATGAGCGCGTGGAGGAGCCGGGACCTTCGCTATCGAGCGCAGTCAGCGAAGCTCGATCGCGTAGCTCAATCAAACGAGAGCGTGACTTTGCTCTCTTTCAAAAACTGTGTCCACAGACAGCGGAAGCTATGCTGGGACTCGAAGCGCAAGCGACGGGTGAGAAGCAGACGGAAGCTAAGGTGGACAGCCGCGCCGTTGAGCGGGAGCTCAAATGGCTCGGCGCTCGTCCGGCTTCGGCCGACGAGAAAGATAAAGAACCCAAAAATGAGCCCGCGCCACCTGAGTTGTCGGCGTTGCAGAAGCTCATTGGCAGTGGCTGGTCCCTGGTCCGAGCGGATCCACCAGCAGCTGCCAAATCTCCATCAACAGCCCAGCAGCCTACATAGGCGTGCTGGGCCCCTGCTCCTTTGGTTAGTCAACCCCACCTTGTAGCATGACCCCTCTACTCGCCCTTAATTGGAGGTAGGAGAAGGCGTGCCGCTTGTGTAGGTGGGGCAGGTGTCTCGGTGAGCCACCCTCGTATGGAACTGGATCTTCTCAGCGTCCGACTGGCGCTTGACGTCGTTCTGCGGGAGAACGACGACGAGTGTCAGTACGAACGCTGCCAACTTTCAGTTTCACGCTTGTGTGAAGTGATCGTTCACGCGATCTACCGTTGCGATTCGTGCTTATCATCAGCCAATTGCTGGACTTCCGTCTTGTGGTGATGCCTTAGAGCTGTATAGCTTGGGATAATCCTGGCAGTTTGCTTTTGTGCTCTATTATATCGGTGCTCGCTATCTATGCCATCTGCACGTTCTTGGCTAGTTTAGCAACTCTTCTACCGCTCTTATTATGCGGCCTTTTCCATCGAGTTAGAGCCGGCCATGCCGGGGCTATGAAGTAGCCACTATATTCAGGATGTCTAGGACCACTCTTGGCCCCCAGAAGTTAATGATTACGCAGAAAGCCCTTGCGAAAAGTTAGCCGATGGACAACCCCACGTTTCCTCTTTTCCGTGGTGTGGTCTGGTAAGACATGTGCGCGTTGTGTTAGTTTGGTTTGAAGGAATCCGGGTTGGCTTGTAGTTGGCCGTGGTTTCCACGGACTGCGTGCACCCTACTGTGTGCAGCTTACAACGTGGTCCATTCGTAAGGACTGCGTTTATACCATTCGCATTAAAACAACTGGCCTGGCCCTGTAAACCTGTGGAGCAAAGTTCCGCAAAACAGCTTCCCTCTACATGCTGGATACGTGAGGAGGGGGATTCGGTCGCGTGCGGCCCAATCAGCTACACAATTGCCATGTGTTCCGTGAATTTTCCGGAGACCATGTGCGTAAGCGCTGTGACTCCCTTGTTGGTCGTAGTCACCCACTTTTATGATTCCGACGCTTGAGCTCGAAATGCTCGCGTTGACGCGTC